GCCCTGCGGCCGATGCAGAGATGCGAAACAACCCTGATGATATGCACCGCGTGTTCTACGTAGCCATTACGCGTACAAAGCAGAACTTGTATATAGTGGACTCTGAGGACGCTACACGCAGTTACGACTTATAAATGTTTGACATCATCGCATACCATCGCATACACTCCGTTCACAGCAATCAAATAAGGGGACGGCATGACAACTCTAAGCATAGATCATTATATCGAAACAATTGAACCTCACTTTAACGCCGTCCTATGGGGCGACGTCATGCAGCGCCTCGAATTAATTTGTGAGATTAACGGTTACGACGCGCAGCGGGCGGTAAGTGTGCTGTGTTTGCTAGTGTACCCTCACATGGAGGATATTGACGAGGATGGTATGGAAGATCTGGCATTGCTCGATATAGCGCTAGAGGAAGATTCTTTGTGCGACGCCTTCTCGTATGTTGATCCTTACGGCTTAAGAAACTATATAACATCACCCACCAAAAATGACTAAGGAAATATTATGTCCACTCCCGAAATCGATTTGAGAAACATGTTGGACCGCGAGGCTTACGACGAAGACCTTGACGACGCATACACTCGCTGGGTTGAGTACGAAGTTATCCCAGACCTTGCCAAGGCCCTTGCTTCGTTTGAGTACGAGAAGTTTGATGCGCTGGCCAACTATTACCGCATGATCCATGCCGACTCTATTGTTGGGTGGATTTTTGGAATGATCACCGATGACTACGACGTCTATCACGCGTTTATGACGCGCAACCGAGACGACGTTGATTTTGTTAAGATAACCGAGACTTATGTGAATTGCTTTGTGTGCCTAGAGCATTTCAGACAATACTACAGAGAGGTTACATGCAATGACTATTAACACTACTAAGCAGGAAATAGCCGAATACCGCGAGCAGATACAGACTCTGATCGGTACGGTGGAAACATTAGCCGGTGGTCCTATCGTCTCCGCCGAAGTTGAAGCGGTGCTGCAAAGCGCGTATTGGGCGCTGGACAAATATTCTAAGAAAGCCTTGGTCGTTAACGACCACGGCGAAGTGCAGTGGAAGCTACTATGAATTATTCTATATTGTGGGGCTTCGTCGCGTTTGCCTTTGTCTTTCAAGTCTGTTACTTCGTGTTTGTTGATAAAGACACCTTTCTTGCCGCAGCGTTAGAGTCACTAACGCTTCTCGCGTTGCCGGCCGCAGCGTTAGTTGTGTTTGCCAACATTGAATCTATTATGACCTTTATTAACTTCATAGGAGAATTGTGATGGCTAGAAAGTTGCCTCAAAAAACACCTTGCTTTTCGTGCGGGCGGATTGTTGCCGCACCGCTGTACCGAAACTACTCAAGCGGGCGCCGACACTATAGCTGTATACCCTGCGAAGGTAAGTACAAACAAGTTACCGCAGCTAGTGAAATTAATCGACCAGATTACGCCAAGCTCAACTCATTATGGAAAATAACAACATGAACTATGCAAAAGTGACACCAACAGACCTTAGATCAGATGCAGAAAAAATGCTTGTCAGAGCAGACGCTTTAGAACAAGGCTTGAAATTCTTTGAAGGTAAAGTGTGCGAGCTCTGCGGCGGAACAAAACGACATACCCGCAGCGCACGTTGTGTGAATACCCGAGACCACATCGACAATTCGTTGTTGGTAGAGAACTTAAGACATCCTAGAACAGAACAGCTCAGCACGAGAAAATGGTAAGCACCTAAAGGGGACAGTGATGGCTGATTTACAGATGGCGATGTTTGCGCCAAAGAGCGAGTGGGTTCCACCGCTGGAGTTGCCGGATTTAACGGGTGCCTCCAAGATTGCAATAGACGTTGAAACACGCGACCCAAACCTTAAGAAGTTTGGTCCGGGTTGGCCCACAGGAGATGGTGAAGTAGTGGGTTACGCCATTGCGGTCGACGGCTGGTCAGGCTACATTCCGATCCGTCATTTCGGCGGCGGTAACCTAGACGAGAAGATCGTCAACCGCTGGCTTAGGAAGGTGTTTGAATGCCCTGCGGATAAGATCATGCACAATGCTCAGTACGACCTAGGCTGGATCAAACGCATGGGGTTCACTGTCAATGGCCGCATCATCGACACAATGTTAGTCGCGGCACTGCTGGACGAGAACCGGTTTAGCTACAGTCTGAATGCGTTGTCATATGACCTGCTGAACAAGACGAAGTCCGAGAAGGGTTTGACGGCGGCGGCACGCGAGTTTGGAGTAGACCCCAAGGCTGAGATGTGGAAGATGCCTGCCATGTACGTTGGACCTTACGCTGAGGTGGACGCTGAGCTGACGCTGGAGCTGTGGAATTATTTCTCCATACGCCTAGGCCAGGAAGACTTGTGGGCCGTTGCTAACCTGGAGCTGGACCTGCTGCCCTGTTTAGTCGACATGACCATGCGTGGTGTTCGAGTAGACGTTAACAAAGTTGAGCGCACGCGGGACAGCCTGTTGAAGCGTGAGCGCGAAGTGATGAAGATGCTGAAGCGTGAAGCGGGAACGGATGTCGAGATATGGGCAGGACAGTCGTTAGCCAGGGCTTTCGACAAACTGCACATACAGTACCCAAAAACAGAAAAAGGCGCGCCGTCGTTTACCAAACTATTTCTACAAGAAAACCCACACCCTGTTGCCAAGCTGATCGTCGAAGCCCGGTCCCTGAATAAGACGTCAGGCACCTTTATAAATTCGATCATGAAGCATTGCCGGGCAGACGGGCGAATACACTCGCACATCAATCAGATACGCTCGGACGACGGCGGTACGGTATCGGGCCGTATCAGTATGTCCAATCCGAATCTACAGCAAATCCCGGCTCGCGACCCTGTGATGGGTCCGTTGATCCGGAGTTTGTTCTTGCCAGAAGAAGGCGAGCAGTGGGCCGCAATCGATTTCTCGCAGCAGGAACCGCGCATCTTGGTACATTATGCGCATGTGTATGGAAAGTCTCGCGGAATGCAGCTAGAAGGTGCGGCGGACTTTGTCGAAGCGTACAACACGAAGCCCGACACCGATTTCCACAGCCTTGTCGCAGACATGGCGAACATCCCCCGTAAGCAGGCTAAAACCATTAACCTGGGGTTGATTTACGGCATGGGTGTCAATAAGATGTCCGAGCAATTGGATATACCCGTTGAAGACGCTAAGGGTTTGGTAAAGCAGTATCATGCGAGGGTTCCGTTCGTAAAAGGGTTGATGACGGGTGTCACAAACCGGCTTAACGAGAAGTCCTCAGCCGGCTCTTTGCGCTCATTGGGTGGCAGAAAGTGCCGCTTTGAAATGTGGGAGCCGGACACCTTTGCCATGAGCAAAGCCCTACCGTACAAAGAAGCGGTCGACACCTACGGACCCACAACCCGGCTCAAGCGAGCGTTTACATACAAGGCCCTTAACAGGCTCATACAAGCGTCAGCGGCGGACATGACTAAACAGGCCATGGTTAACTTGTACAAGGCCGGTAAGCTGCCTATGTTGCAGATTCACGATGAGCTGGCCATGTCTGTCAAAAACATCGAAGAGGCCCAGGAAATAGCCCGCGTAATGGAGACCGCCATACCGTTGGAGGTGCCCAACGTGTGCGACATCGAGATAGGCCCGTCTTGGGGTGAAGCTAAATAACGCGCAGTGAGCTTTGCTTGCGCAGGGCTCTTGCTTTCTTGCATATGTTCCTATAATATCCTAGATAATATAGAATCAAACAGAGATATAGTAATGGATACAACACGTTGGAAGTCGATCTTAGTACCACGCGAAGTGTACGAAGAGATCAAAGCCCTGTCGAAGTCCGAGGGCCGTACCATTGGTGGTCAGTTACGCCTAGTGTTTGAATGGTATCGGGACGCGCCTCACGCGTCTAAAGAAGTAGACAAGTACCACAAAGATTAACCAGTCCCCTTATGTGCGCGGCACGTTCACTTGTGAATGCTGTCGTGTATACTAAATGGGAATATGTATACATGTTCCTCGTTGTGTAAGACCTTCCCCCGAATCGGTTGCCCCCGACCGGGGGCTTTTTATATATGGAGAAAAATAATGGAAAAGATATTTGTGAATGGCCTTTTGGCAAAGAAACCACGCGACACGGCGCCCGACTGGGTAAAATGCAACATCAGCATAAAGCGTGAAGAACTGATTCAATTCCTTACAGAGCAGACAGATGAATGGATTAACGTTCAAGTATGTGAAAGCCGGGGCGGTAAGTGGTATGCTGAGGTAGATACGTGGAAGCCTTCCACGCCCTCGAACCCCTCGGCACCTGCATTTAACGCTGACGTGCCGTTCTAAGAAGGACGCTACATGACAGACCGCAGCAAGGAATACGACCTCGACAACCCAGAAGACGTCGCTGCACGAGAAGACTATCTAAGTGCTGCCGAGATGGCAGCACAGCTTATAGATGAGTTTGAAGGCATGCAGCTCGACACTGTTCCCGCGCTGGGAGGAGCCTTAACCCAGCTTATCGCACACCTGATCCATATCTCTGATGATGTCCCGTTTGCCATGAGTCTACTGTCTACCTGCATTCTTGATGCGGCGCTAGAGACGGAGCTGGAAGAAAATCCAGAGCTAGAGGTTAAAAGAGAACTACATTAGTTGACATTGTCGCATATCATCTCATATACTTCGGTTTCCATTAACGGAGAACATTATGAAAAACCTAATAACGCTCGATCATGTCTGCACGCTCGCGTCCATTTCTAAGCCAACTTTGTACCGTCGGCTTAAGAAGGGTGCGTTTCCTGCCCCGTACCAAATCCCGTCTACCGCGCCTCGCGGACCTCGCAACTTGAACCGTTGGGACCACGAAGAGGTTATCCAATGGTTACTCGCGGGCAACGACCCTCGGTGGCTCAAGAAGTGGCCTGAGCCCATGCGTTCGCAGTTAGCTGCTACGTATAACACGTCGACGTCCGTGTGGACTACAAACGGCAAGATCGTCTTAGCAACCGTCGTCGGCATTGCTGTCGTCGTGCTGGTCGACATACTGCTGCGGTATAAGCCGATGCTTATCACTTGGTAAGGGGGTTAGTATGAAAGTATTTACCGTAAGTTGGTTTGACGAAGCTATGGAAAAACACGTTATGACGGCTACAACGGAGACCCGAGAGCTGGCCCTTGAAGTCTGGGAGGAAGAGTTTGCCGACGACCTTCGTGCTGAGCTAATAGAAATACAGGATTTCTTTGATGCGGAGGACGCGCAATGATAGGCACAACACTAGATAGATTTTGGACATACCTAGAAAGCAAAGATCTTGCGCACGTATATAACGCAGCGTTCGGGTCGGGTGCAGCACGACAGGCATTCTTTTTAGATGTGGATTCCTCCGAGTGGCTGAACAGCATGCCATGCGGGCGATTGACAGGCGGTGAAGTGATGCAAATGAGAGAGGCGCGGGCAGAGTGGGCAAACAATGTGGTCACTAAAGAGACCATAACAGCGGATAAAGGACTCCAGCGCACTCATTACCACGTCGAGATCGTACCCGGCGTATGGGTTGACGTTTATGACGTGCTGCAGGCATGGGGTGTCACAAACCCCGCGTATCAGCATTTGATCAAGAAAGCGTTGAAGCCCGGCAATAGGGGTCACAAAGACTTAATGACGGATGCCCAGGATATTATCGATTCGGCAGTGCGCGGGAAGCAGCTAATTGAGAAAGTCGGTAATTTATGAGCAGAGAAGCGTTTGAGGCGTTTTATATGACATTAGATGAAGCGGAAAAATTGCATTTATACCGAACAACAAAACCTTTCCGAGGCGTCCAGATTGGTGATTATAAATACATTGTCACCCGGTCAATGTATGCGGGATGGCAAGCTGCCGAGCAGCTCATTACGAAACGGGAATCCCCGTTTCAGGAGGAAGACCAATGAAGATAGATAACGTTAAGTACAGCCACTTGACCATTACGTCAGGCGCCGATGAAAACTATTCGTCGTCAAACTGGTTCGAGATGGAGCTAGATGGTAAGTTTGCGCTATTCGCGATACATACCGATGACGCTCAGGTTAAGACCGTCTTAAACGAGAAGTCGGAACCGGTGGCGAAGTGGACGGTCGCTCAGCCCTATGTTTTACAACTGCTGGTCATCAACGCAATCGATCACGCTATAGAGGAATCGCACGCCATGCAAAAAGAAAAGTTCAACACCGATACGTACACTGTCATAAAGCCCGATACCGATGAAGGGCTGGGCACGACCTCAGGCTGGCGTTTCCCGTACATCGCACCAATGCTCCTGGAGACAACCGGGTTCGATCCCACAGAGGCTATGTGCCTCGCTGCCAAGCTGGCGTTGAAGGGTAAGCTCTCCTTCGACATCGCAGGCGTCCCACACACCGTTATCCTTAATAAGGCGGCCGTATGAAAAAGCTTATAGATGATATAACAGGGTATACATTCACATACCGCGCCGGGATACCACACCGACACCAGGCCGTGGCATCGGCTATCCGATACGACTGGTCGCGGCCCACGCTTCTCGGACCACAGGCCAAGCAGATATTCCACCTGATGGTGGGCGTCGAAGTACAACCGATGATATTGGAGAACTAAGATGAATAAACTTGAGGAATTGAAACTAGCACGGGACAAGGCTAACAAGGTATGGGACAAGGCCTTCGATGCATGGGTCAAGGCTGACCATGAACTGGTCAAGGCTAACGATGCACGAGACAAGGCTAACAAGGTATGGGACAAGGCTTATGAGGCTTACCAAGACGAAAAAAACAGACTAAAAAAAGAGGATTGACCATGGAGCACAGAATAGCGGCCATGCTGCACGCAAATAAGTCGGTGTACAAAATAGCCCGAGAGCTTAACCTGTCACAAGATGACGTTATGACCGTGATGGCAAAAAATAAGATTGCCGTACCACGCTATATCACCGGGCAGAGTCGGGCAAAATCCAGCTCAGCAGAGGCCGCTGCCGACGCCTGCAAGTGGCGGCACGCTATAGAGGACCATGTGCAAGCCAATATCGACAAACAAGACCTGGAGGGGCTACTGTGAAAGACGACGAAATCCTAGACGAATTCTTTATATACCTCGACAGTCGCAGCTTGACCAACACGTTCTGCGACGCGTTCAAGAACAACGACACCATGCAAAATCACTTCCTGACCGTTAACCCGTATAATTGGATATCTCGCATGCCAGTCAATCGGATTACCAACGTTTTCCGAAATCGACTGTGGGACGCCGACTCATTGTGGACCGAGCGGGTATACGACCTGCAACAGGCGGACCTCGACAAAGCGAAGCGGGAAGCACACGCCCTTAAGCGCGAACCCATTACCTCGGTCGAGATTGCACCGGGCGTGGAGGTTACGCCAGAGGATGTGCTAGACGCTTTCGGTGTCACGGATCACGGCCTACGGACCTTGGTTCAGAGAATACTGGTACAAAGAGGTAACTGAGTACCTGGGGTCGTGTATTAGGGGTACAAAGGGTAACCGAATACCGTTCCGGGTTTGGGACATAGGTTCAATATATGGGTCCACAGAGGGGTCAATAAGGTCTTTTATGGTGGTCAAAAAGACTACCTGAGGCCTTGGTTACACTTTCTACATATATACAGCTCAGAAATAAAAAAAAAAACTTTTGATAAATATAGGCGTAACCGGTGTAACTTATGTAACTTTGCCCTGAGAGGCCCGGCACAGCTGGGTTGAGTGGTTACATATTTGGTTACATATTTGAACTGAATAAACAGTTTGTGTAACCTTTAGTGCGTTTCAGAGCATTTGGGCGCGTTAAGCGGTTCTGAGAAGTTTTTTTCCTTTAAAATTACTCTTGATTCTGGGTATACATAAGGGCGTTTTTGGGGCTAAACTGTCGTCTTTTAACTGAAGAACTCTGAAATGACTAAGAAAAGCACTAAAAAGGTTACACCGGTTACACCGGTTACACATTTAAAAGGGGCGGTTACACATTTGGAAAAGAAAAAAGTAGGTCGACCGAAGGTGACTAGGCACCAAACATTAACTCGACGGCAAGAGCTATTTGTCAAAGAGCTGGTGTCTAAAGATGGGCAGATCACAATGCGAGAAGCGGCCGTAAATGCGGGGTATCCTGTTGGCTCTGCTCACACTAGAGCGTATGAACTGACCAACCCCACGGTTAGCCCTCACGTTGTCGCTGCTATACAAGCGTATCGAATGGAACTGGACGCTAAATTTGGCGTGACGTACCAGCGGCATCTTAGAGATCTGCAAAAGATCCGAGATATGGCATTAGATAGTGGCGCATATTCTGCTGCTGTCCAAGCTGAGTATCGTAGGGGACAGGCTCAAGGCGACATATATGTGAGCAAATCAGAAATTAGGCACGGCAGCATCGATTCAATGAGCAAAGAGGACGTCGAATCTGCCCTCAGAGAAATAAAGGAAAGTTATGACCCGATCATTATCAACACTATTGCCGAAAGAACGAGCGATACCAAAAACAGCGACAAAGCGGGAAGCAGACCTTTGGCGACTTATGAAAACGGGGATATCGAAGAACCCGAGGAAATGGACGCCGACGAGGATTGAGACGTGGGCGATGCCTGGCATCCCAGATGTTCTGTTATGTGACGACAAGGGGAAGTTTCATTTCATAGAGCTGAAGGCGACCGCAGGCAATGCTGTGGATCTACGGCCGCACCAGGTTGCATGGTTATCTAATCATAGCCACGCGAGCGTCTGGGTGTTGATACGGAAGCTAGAGACTAAAACAAAGCCTCAGAGCATCTATCTATATCATGGCCGTGAATCGGTTGACCTTAAGCTGGGGGGTCTTAAGACGGCGCCGCTATACTATTCCGAGGGGGATTTCGACTGGGATACTATTTTGGGGTTGATCTCTTCGGAGTAATCGCATAAAGTCGCATAACTAGCCGGGCAAAGGCTGGTTAAACCCACAACGGAGAATAATATGGACCTTAACATAACTGAATTCGCAACCACTGGTGATCACTATAACTTGTCATGTTCCATTGCAACCCACGGCGACTCCGCCGGGCGGGATAGTTGGAAAAGGGCTCAGGATGATTCGACACTCCTGATCAATACGGATGAGGAACACGAGGAAGTCCTAGCCTACTTACTAGACTTTGGAGCTTGGGAACGTGCTGAGATAGAAGATCGGCCAACATTGAACGCTCTGCTGCTGCAATTTATAAGCGGAAGCATCAACGAACTGGATACAGATGAGAGTGGGGAGCCGATATGGGATCCGGAAGATAAGGAAGAATACACGCCATTCTTTCAAGATGAGGAAGGTTCTATCTATATTTATATAGGCATGTAACCAGGCGAGCAAACCCACAACGGAGAACACTATGATCATTTCAAACGTACAATTTCTTTCTATAGACGACAATGGCAGCGATGGCATGGTGTCTTGGTATGGGATGGAAGTAGAAGGTGACCAGGATATGTTTGGCATTCACTCAGACGGCG